TCAAGGTGGTGCGCGGCATCGCCACGCTGCCGGACCTGCGGGTCAAGACGTCGAGCGGCGGCGTCCGCCACGGCGACGCCGGCGTTGCCATCGCCCTGGCCTATTCGGCGTGCCGTCAGCCGTTCCAGCAGTACGAATACACCCCGGCGGCGCCGGCAGTGCGTGATCCCGGCCGGGTTGGCTGGCGCCAGGAGTGGGCCTTCGAACGTGACGAAATGATGCCGTCCCGGCGCGGCGATGGCCTGTGGTGAGGATGGATCATGGCTGATGGCAACTATTCCCCGATCCTTGGACCGGATGGCCAGCGGATCCGCAAACAGGCTCTAATCCGCACCGAAGCCGATCCGGCCGTCACCGGCATCGCGCACACCTTTGATGAGACGATCGCCTCCGGCCTGACGCCGGGCGCGCTGGCGCGGACACTGCGCGCCGCCGCCATGGGCGACATGCACGATTTTCTCACGCTTGCCGAGGAGATGGAGGAGCGCGAGCTCCATTACCGCTATGTGCTGGAGACGCGAAAGAACGGCGTCACCTCGCTCGACGTCCGCGTCGATCCGGCCTCCGATGACGGCCGCGATGTGGAGATTGCCGACTTCGTCCGTGGGGAGATCGTCGAGACGCCCCAGTTCCAGACGCTACAGGACATGCTTGCCGATGGTCTCGCCAAGGGATTTTCAGCCGTCGAAATAGAATGGGACATCGGCGCCCGTTGGTTGCCGCGTGAGTATGTCTGGCGCGACCCGCGCCTTTTCCAGTTTGACCGCGCCACCCGCAAGGAGCTGCGCCTGCGTGTGCGTGGCGAGCCGGACGGACGGCCGCTGACGTGGCTCAAATGGCTTGTGCACGTGCCCCTGCTGAAGATGGGCATTCCGGCGCGCAACGGCCTCGCCCGCGTCGCCGTCTGGGCCTTCATGTTCAAATCGTTTTCGCTGCGGGACTGGGCGCAGTTCCTCGAGGTTTACGGTCACCCGCTGCGCGTCGGCAAATTCGGTCCCGGCGCCAGCGAGGAGGACAAGAGGGTGTTGCTGCGGGCTGTGCGCCAGCTGGGCCGCGACGCCGGCGCCATGATCCCCGAGAGCATGACCATAGACCTGCTGGAGCCGAAGGGTTTCAGCGACCGCCCGTTTGAGGGTCACGCCAAGTTTTTCGATGAGCAGACGTCAAAGCTCATCATCGGCAAGCCTGGCGATGGCGTGGCGTCATCCCGCGCCGGCGAGGAGGTGCTGGACAAGGTCCGCATTGACATCAAGCGGTCCGACGCCCGGGACATGATGCTGACGCTCAACCAGCAGCTGATCCGGCCGGTCATCGACATCAACTTCGGGCCGCAGAAAAAATACCCGAAGGTCCATCTGCCCGTGCCAGACCGCAAAGATCTGGCCGTCTGGTCCGACGCCGTGGCGAAGATGGTGGATCGCGGCCTGGAAGTCGAACAAAGCCAGGTGTTCGACGCCTTCGGCCTCAAGGAGCCGGCCGAGGGTGCGAAGCTCCTGAGCATCACCACCAGCCGGGGCCCCGATGCGCCGCGCCCGCCGCCACAGACGCCGGCCGAGCGCGCCGCCGCACTGGCGGCGATGCCCTACCGGCTGGACCCGCGTGTTTGCCAGACGTGCGGCCCGGCGCGGCTGGCGGCGGACGGCGGCGGCGATGAGGACGAGGTGGACCGTCTCGTCCAGCAGTTTGCGGGCCAGTGGCAGGAAGACATGGAGCCGGTGTTCACCGCGATCCGCGCCGCCTCCGAACAGGCGTCCAGCTACGAGGAATTTCTGGCGGCGCTGGACAGCCTCGCAGCCGACCTGCCGATGGATCGCCTGGCCTATCATCTCGGCGCAACGCAGCTGATCGGCCGCATTCGCGGCGAGGCAGGACAGGATTGACCACAGGATCAAAATTAAACGGGTTTCTAACGCCGTCTGCCGGGGGGCGCGCCACGATGCGACCGGAACTGGCCCGGTGGCTTTCAGGCCGCCTGGCGGCGCTTTAAGGCGGGGCGGACAGGATGGCCGACGAACTGTTCAAAACCGCTCCGAAAGAGGTGGTCGACTATTTCGACCGCCGCGCGTCGCGCCCCTCCGCGCGCTGGGATGAGCTGGCGCCGCGCGAGCACGCCCTGGCGTTTACGGCCGCACGCACCGCCGGCTTTGACGTCATCGACGATCTGCGCGCAGCGACCCGCGCCGCCGTGGTCGATCGCATCCCATTTGAAGAGTTTCGCCGGCAGCTGGAGCCGTCGCTGCGAGCCAAAGGCTGGTGGGGTCGCGCCGAGACCGTAGATTCGCGCACCGGCGAGGTCGGCCGGGTCATGCTGGGATCGCCCGGCCGCCTGCAGCTGATCTATGACGCCAACATTCGGTCGGCCGAGGCGGCCGGCGACTGGATCCGCATCCAGCGCGTCAAGGATGTGCTGCCCTACCTGGAGTACATGACCTCGGTTTCGGAGCGTAAGCGCCCACTGCATCTGACGTGGGTCGGCACCACGCTTCCGGTCGACGACAGCTGGTGGGCGACCCACTATCCGCCCAACGGCTGGCGCTGCAAATGCCGGGTGCGATCGCGGGCGGCTCCGCGCGAGGACGCCAGCACCAGGCGGCCGCCGCTGGATCTGCGCACCGTGGTCAACAAGACGACGGGCGAAAAGCGCCAGGTCCCCGCCGGCATTGATCCCGGCTGGGAGCACAACCCGGGCACGGTGCGCGAGCAGATGACCGGCAAGCGCCTCGCCGAGCGCCTCGACCGCATGTCGACGCCGGCGCGCGCTGAAGCCGTCAAGCGCCTGCGCAAGGATCCGGTGCATGATTACGTGGTGCGCAACGAGGCCGGGTTTGATCCGGCGCGGCCGAGCGATCCGGACCAGCAGGATCTGGGGCGGTTGCGCTGGCCGGTGGCGACGCTACCCGACCGCATGGCGGCGCAGCTCGGCACGAACAGCCGCACCGTGTCCCTTACAGTCGCGGACGCGGCGAAGATCGCAACCAAGCACGGCCTGACGCCGGCGCAGTTCGGGGAGCTTGATGAGCTGCTGACGACGCCGGAGCGCGTCGAGCTCGGCGACAATGGCAAGCTGATGGTCGAGGGGCGCATTGCCGGCAAGCTGCGCCGCGCCATCATCAAGCTGACGTCGCTCGGCGAGCTGCTGCTCAACAGCTACCATTTTCGGCAAGACAGGCGAAAAAGGGGGAATTAGCGGTCGGAGGGAGGCCGGTCCCTCGCGTCATATAGACGGCTTAGCGTGGCTCGACCGCTGAAGCCATGATAACACAATATCTGCTCTCCCTGAAATGCCCCTGACACGCGTCAGGGGCTTTTGCGTTTGTGGGCCCGGGCATGGTGCGCCCATGAGCAAATCCCACCCCGCCATTGCCTGTCTCTCATCGTCTGGCGTCTCCATGGGCGCCGTGGCGTTTGAGGTTGCGCTTGCCGCCGCCGGCGACGGTGAGGCCGTGCTGCCCGAGTGGATCCAGCTAACGCCGCGCGGCCGGGTCGTGGCGCGTGACGGACGCGCCTTTGCTTTTGATCCCGAACGCCTGGTCAACGCCTGGCAGGGTGACGTCGTCAAACGCCTGTCGATCGATTTCGAGCATGAGGGAGAATACGTCCAGACGCTCGGTTCCAGACCGGCACGGGCGTGGATCATCGAGCTCGCGGCGCGGCCTGAGGGCCTGTTTGGCAAGATCGAGTGGGGCGATGACGGAGCCTCGGCTCTCCGCGCCAGGCACTACCGCTACATCTCTCCGACCATCTGGCTCGATCCTGACGGTGTCGGAGCGCGGCAGATCAAGGGCGCGTCCCTGGTCAAGTCCCCGGCGCTGGGCATGCCGGCGCTGGCGTCCACCCAACCCCCGGAGCAACCCATGAATGCACTTGCGCTTCTGGCAGCGCTTGGCCTGGCGTCGACTGCAACCGAAGCCGAAGCCCTGGCCGCCATTTCCGCCCAGCGTGTCGATCTGAGCCAGTATGTCCCCAAGGCGCAGCATGACCAGACGGTCGCCGCCCTGGGCGCTGCGCGGGCGGACATTGCCCAGCGCGACGCAGATGCGCTGACGGCGCGCTGCACCTCGCTGGTAGACGGCGCCATTAACGAGGGTCGCCTGGTCCCGGCAGTGCGCGAGCAGTATCTCGCGCTCGCCAGCGCCAACTTCGAAGCCACCGAGGCCGCCATCAAGGCGATGCCGGTGATCGCTCCCAAGACCAGCGGCGAAGGCCAGGCAGGCGATCCGGATCCGGCGCAGCTCGGCGGCCAGCTCACCGACGCCGAGCGCGCCGTTGCCCGCAACATGGGCCTTTCCGTAGAGGCCTACCTCGCTGCGCGCGGCGCCAGCGCGGCCTGATCAGGAGGCATTTAAATGCCGTTGAACGCCCCCCGAGACACCATTGAGCGCGGCCGCGATCTGCTGGTGCTGCGTGTCGCCGCCGGCGCGAAGATCCACGCGGGCGCACTGGTCGCGCTCAACGCGGCCGGCTTTGCAGTTCCCGGCGCGCTGTCCGCGACCCTGAAAGCTGCCGGCCGGGCCGAGGCCAGCATCGACAACACCGGCGGCGCCGATGGCGCTGTCAGCGTGACTGTAAAGCGTGGCGCGTTCCGCTTCAGCAATCATGGCGCTGATGCTGTCGATCAGAGCAGCATCCTTGACGATTGCTACATCGTCGATGACGCGACGGTGGCCAAAACCCACGCCGCCGACAGCCGTTCCCGCGCCGGCAAGGTGCTCGATGTGGACGTCACCGGCGTCTGGGTCGAGATCGTCTGACGCGCAGCAAGGATCCCGACATGGACATCACATCGAGCAATCTGCGGATCCTGACGACGGGGTTCCAGGCGAACTTTGCGGCAGGCCTCGGGGCTGTTGCGCCCATGTGGCAGCGCTTTGCCACACGCGTGCCCTCCACCACGTCCGACGAACTGTATCCCTGGCTCAACCAGATCCCGGGCATGCGCAAGTGGGTCGGTGAGCGGCAGCTGAACAACGTCAAAACGGACGCCTATCGCCTCATCAACGAGGACTGGGAAGACACGGTCGTTGTTGGCCGCAACGCAATCGAAGACGACAAATACGGCGTCTTCGCCCCGCTGATGGGCATGCTGGGCGATGCGGCCGGGCGTCAGCCCGACGAACTGATCTTCGGCCTGATCCCGAAGGGCTTCACCACAAACTGCTTCGACGGCCAGTTTTTCTTCGACACCGACCATCCGGTGATCGCGGCTGACGGCACGATGACCACCGTGTCGAACATGCAGGCCGGCGCCGGAAACCCGTGGTTCCTGCTCGACACCACAAAGAGCCTCAAGCCGTTCATCTTCCAGGACCGCAAGGCCCCAAGGTTCGAAGCGCTCGACAACCCTGATGATCCGAATGTGTTCATGCGCAAGGAGTTCATCTACGGCGCCGACGCACGGAACACGGGTGGTTTTGGCTTCTGGCAAACGGCGTTTGGCTCAAAGGC